GAGAAGGCCCGAAGGTCTGACCGATACGTCAACGCCATCGCTGAGGCATGGCTGGAACTGGGCCAAGCCTTCCGGGACGGGACCATCGACATCGATGACAACCCGTCAGTGATCGCCCAGCTATCGGCGCGGCGGTACACGGTCCAGGGAGACCGGCGCCTCAAGCTAGAGTCCAAGGACGATTTCAAAAAACGGTCCTCAACCGGCGGAAGCCCCGACGATGCCGACGCCCTGGCGATGTGCTGGGCGGCGCAAGGTCCGGGAGTGGGAGTATGGTGATGCTGAAGACCCCAGAGGAATACTTTGAGGCTGGCCGGAGTTGGATGCTCATGGCCGAACTCAATGCAGAAACGCATGGCATCGATGAACACATCGACCGCTCGGCCAACCTCGCCATCCTGGCGATGGCATCCGCCCTCCTCGGCATCTGCGCCCAGTTCATCCGGGAGCAAGAGGACGCTTGACCAAAGAGCTACGGTGCGGCCAATGCGGAAAACTCCTGGCGGTCAAGGCCGAGCGGGGGACGGTCATCATCTGCTATCGATGCAAGACCCGGAACGAGGCGGAGTGATGCCGTTAACCGTCAAGACGAAAGATTGGGCCGCTGGCCGGCGGTGGGCAAGACGTAACGCCTTTGCCACTCCCGGCGTGACCTACACTATCGTCCGGGACGGACAGTGTCTGAGCTACCGTTACGAGGACGGGCTGATGTATTGCGTTGGTCCCACCAAACGGATGAAGCCCTACCATCCCAGATGGTTGACGGCATCAGAACCCATGTGCTAGATTTATCCCCAGTGACCTCATCCGGCAAGTGTCCGAGGCGAAAGCCCGAAGCCGGTGGAGGTCATTTTGTCTTTTTGGGACTTCCTCCGCAAGCAAGAACCGGGCGACGTAGCAGTCGCCGTCCCGCTCAATTACGATGTCGGGCAGGCGACCTACCCGGACGCCTCTTTTGAATCCTTCGCGACCGAGGGATACGGCAAGAGCGAGATCGTCCACGCTTGTATCCGTGAGCTTGCGGTCAGCGCGGCCTCCCCACGGTATTATGTCCAGGCTCCCGCCCAAGGTGGCGGCGCCGTTGAAATCACCTCCGGTCTTCTTTACGATCTGACATCCAAGCCGAACCCAACCAGCGATTGGTACAGCTTTGTCGAGACCCTGGTCACATATTTGAACGTGGCCGGGAATACCTACACGCTCAAGGAACGCAACCGGAGCGGGAAGGTCGCCGCCCTCTACCATCTCAGGCCCGACCGGGTCCGGATAATCGGCGGGGACCACGGCGCCGAGGGTTACGTCTACACGGTCGGCGGCAAGGATTATCCCATCCCGCGGGAGGACATCTGCCACCTCGCCCTGCCGAATCCCGGCGGCGACTTGTACGGCCTGAGTCCTCTTCAAGTCCTGGCGCGGACTGTGAATCTTGACCTCAACATGACGGACTTCGCCAAGACCTACTTCCAGAACGCCGGCGTCCCGTCCGGGCTATTGAAACTCAAGCGGCGCCTCAATACCCAGGAGGAGGCGTCGGTCATCCGGTCCCGTTGGCGGAGTCAGTTTGGCGGACGGAATAACTTTCACCGCATCGCCATACTCGATGAGGACGCCGACTATGTCCCGATGGCAAACGCTCCAAAAGATATGGCGCTCCCGGAACTCCACAACTTGACCGAGTCCCGGATATGCGCGGTCTTCGGCGTCCCGGCCATCCTGGTCGGGGCCAACGTGGGACTCCAACGTTCGACCTACAGCAATTACCGCGAGGCCCGGCTGGCCTTCCACTCCGAGACCCTGGAGCCGATGGTCAGCCGCATCCTCCGGCATCTGAACCGCAATCTATTTGACGATTATCCCGGCAACGAGACCTTGACGGTGGACTGGGCCGAGATGCGCTCCGGCCTGGACGACCGCGAGGCGATGACCTCCAGAGTGACCGGCTTATTCGCCGGTGGCATCGTGACATTGAACGAGGCCAGGGAACAACTCGGCCTTGAGGCCGTCAGCGACGGCGCGATCCGGCGCATCCCCGCGGCCATATTTGAAGTGGCCGAGGGAACACCGGCCCCGGTGGCCGTTGGCGCCGCTCCGGTGGAGGAGTCTCTGCCGGTCGGGACGCTCAAGGAATGGGACGCCATCCCGGCGGAATTGAAGGCGCCGCGGGTGGCGAGACGGGCCGGGATATTACGCCGCCAACTCCTGGAGGACCGGGAGGAGGAGACCGACCAGATGGCGAAGAAAGTCCAGCGGCATTTCCGCGGACTCCGCAACCGGGTGGACGGCATCCTGGGACGGTGGATGGAGCGGACCAGCTCAGACTCCAAGGACTTCCCTTCGGGCTTTGACGTCTCCATGTTGGACTTACCGGACGGGATAGCTGACCTCCAGGCCATCATCGAGCAAGCGATGCTCCGCATGAGCAAGAAAACGGTTGCCAGAATCAACGCCACCGGCGTCGCCGGGACTCTGGAGTGGACGGAACGACTGTCCTTTGTCGAGGCGGTCTTAGTCCAGGCGCCGGCCAGGGCGACGATGATCCACCGGACGACCAACCGGGCCATCAGCCGAGCGGTAGGAATAGCCCTTGAGAATGGCTACTCCATCTCCCAGTTGGCGCGGGGAGTCCCGACAGCCGACCCTCCATTCCCAGGTCTCCGGTCGATCCTGACCGAGACCGAGAACCGCTCCCGGCTCATCGCCAGGACTGAAGTAATGAGGTCGCAAAATCTGACGAGTGTCGGTTTTTTCAAAGAACAGGGCTTTAGCTACGTTCGCGCCGACGATATTGACGGCGACCCGGACGACAACTATATCGACCCTGGCGACCCATACGGGCGGACATGCGCCGAGCGTAACGGCCAGATATATACCGTGGAGGACGCCGCCAGGATCGACGACCATCCCAACGGGACTTTGAACTGGCAACCGATGCCCCGCGATTATCGACCGGAGGAGACCGTAGTATGATCAACAAATTTTATATCTCGGACGCCAAAGTCCTCGATGAGCGCATGGGCATCGTGGAGGCATACGTCAATACGATGGGTATCCGGGACGCGGACGGGGACATCATCGACCCTGCCGCCTTCAACGCCAGCATCAAGGCCAACCTTCCCATCCCGGTCCTGGCCGGACACGACCAGAGCAAGTTGGTGGGGAAGGTCTTATTCGCCCAGTCCGAGCCGACCGGCACCGGGGACGAGCATCGGCTATATACCAGGATGCAACTTAATCTTGATACGACATCAGGCTCCGAGGCGTTCTCAAATATTGCCGGAGAGTACATCCGGGAATGGTCGGTGGGATTTAATCTCCCAGCCGGGGACGCGGTCGTCTATGACCGGGCTGGCAAAGAGACTACCCGGCGCATCCTTGACCTGGATTGGGTCGAGGTCTCAGCGGTCATCCGCGGCGCCTCGCCTTCAACGTCAACGATCTCGGCCAAGTCCGCGACCGTCAAAGCCCCGGACACTTACTCCACGATGGAGGAGGCCGAGGCCAGGGCCGACGAGCTGGGATGCTCCGGCGCCCACCGGATGGAGGTAGACGGGGAGTCCGTCTGGATGCCCTGCCGGACCCATTCGGCATATGAGACCGCCGCGGAGGGGAGCCGTTACGCGGCCCCGGACCCGGAGGTCAAGCCTTATCCCAATTACCACGCTTGCCGCATCCTGGAGCCGGAAGCATTCGACCGCTTCCGGACATCCTCCGAGACCATCGAGGATGGGGATTTTGACGGCAAGTCGGTCGAGATATTATTCGGACGCCACGCGGAGTCCGGAGATTGGTCCCTAACGTCTTACCGGATGCCAGTCGAGGAATGGTCGGAGACCGAGGCCCGGTCGTTCTGCCGCGCCCACGACGGCATCCTGTTTGAACCAGCCACCGGCGAGTCCATGTCGGACGATCCAGTTGGCGCCGCCTCTGACACGGTCACCATGACCGCCTCGGACACGGCCAGCCAGCGGTTACGCCTTGCCAGGATGCGCCTTGAATTGCAATCAAACCGATAAGGAGACACTCAATTGGATACAAAAGAACTTAGGAACCAAGCCGGCGCATTGCTTGACCAGGCCCAAGTGGCTATGGATCAAGGCGAGATGGACGCCTTCCGGCGATTGGTTGACGAGGCCCAGGTCACGATGACCAAGGCCGACGAGATCGACGCCGCCGCCTCCCAGGTGCGGAAGCTCCGCGGGGAGTTCAACCAACCCTTGAACGCCATCCCGGTCACGTCCAACGATGTCGCGGTATACAACGCGATGGACAACACCGCCAGGATCAAGAACGACTACAAGCCAGCGTCCTATATCAAGGGACTTCCGGCGATGGCCCAGCCATTGTGGGTCCAGGAGCAGATGGGCGACAACATCAAGGACGAGGCCCGGTTTATGACCGACACGTTCATCAAGTGGATGCGGTCACCGTCTGACGATATGTTTTGGAAGACGGCCAGCCCAGACGAAGTTAAGGCCATGCAAGAGGACACCGACGCCGAGGGTAAAGTTAACTGCCCCCTCATGTAGTGATATATGAGTAAACATCGGGTGAATTGCTGGAACGCTAAATCGAAAGATAAGCCAATCAGCAGCCAAGCCGACCGAACGGGTAAGGGTAGGTCGGAAGGTTCAGAGACTAGAGGGTGAGAACCGAATCAATAAACCTCACAAGCGCCCGACAACTCCCAGGAGTTGAAGATATAGTCCGACCTCATGGGAAACCATGAGAGGCCAACAGAAATGATTGGCCCCCTGGAAATGCCAGGAGTAACAAAGTGGGTTTCTTTGTACCGGAGCAATTTTTGGCGCAGACCATACATGACACGGGAGTACCAGGCTCCCAGCTTCGGCCCCTATGCACCGTCATCCGGGTCGCATCCAAAGACGGGTACATCCCGACGATGGCAAGCGCGACCTGGGCGGCAATAGCAGAGGAAGCCGCGCCGACCGAGTCCACGCCGGTCGTCGGCCAGGTGACATTTAGCATCGAGAAATCCGGAGGGCTGGTCAAGGTCAGCCGGGAACTCCTGGACGACTCAGCCATCAACCTCCCGGCCCTGCTGTCGCAGATATTCCAGGAGGCCGCTGGACAGTTTGAGGATGTTGGAATTATCAGCGGGAATGGAACGACGCAGTATTCCGGGGTGCTTTCTGATGGCGACGTGGCGTTCTATACCATGGCTAATGCGACGAGCGTGGTCGGGGCTGACTTGATTGGGACTTACTACGCGCTCAACGCCCAGCACCGGGCCAACGCCTCATGGGTGATGAAGTCCGCCATTGCGTCACTCATCAACTCGATCGCGATCACTGCCGCCGGGGTCCATAGCATCCCAAGCCTGACCGCCGCGCCGGCGGACTTCATCCTCGGCAAGAGGAACGTCTTAACCGATGTGACGAGTGGCTTGGGAGGCACTATCACTTCAACTGAGAAAATCGGCATCTTCGGCGACTGGTCATCATACTATATTTTCGACCGGGTCGGATTCACGATCCGGAGGAACGACAGTTTGTACATGGGGAACGACCAGGTCGGTTTCTTCGCCACCCGCAGGGGTGACGGTCAAGTCGGCCTCGCCGCCGCCTTCAAGATTCCACGCGCCGCCTAAACAGCGGTCAGCTAATAGGGCGCGGGGCTTCGGCTCCGCGCCTA